CGGCATACCCAACGGCGGTTTCGCCATCCCTGCCCGCGATGGTATACACATCCCGGTCGGGCATTCCCGGCGGATATTCCTTTTCGATGGACAGCGCCGGATGCACGCCGCACAGATCCATGCCGCAAAATCTCAAGTGTTTTTCGCCTCCTTACGCATTATTTCGGGCGGCGGCCGTCCCCTGAAGCGTGTCGATATGCGGGAAAAACGCTTTCGCCATCGTTTTTCCATCCACGTTCACGCTGACGGCGAGGGACTGTGCGCCAGCCTTGTCCGCGCCCTTGGTCGAGCCGCCGGAGGGCATCGGCAGATCATACAGGCCGCGGGTGAAGGGGCTGCCGATGGACACCGTCGGGCTGAAAACCATGCTGTTGAGCTGGCCGAGCACCGCCGCAACGTTGTTCACCGTCGTCTGCGCCGCCGCCAAGGCCACGCTTTCCTTTTCAGTGATGCCGTTGCCAATGCCCGTGCTCAGGTTTTCTCCAACCGTCTTCGCATCGCCCGCCGCAGTGTCACCCCCGGTTTCAAGGCTGTCGCCCACACCGTCCAGCGCGGCCTGCGCCGCCTCGGCGCTTTGCTTGAGCAACTCCTGCTTTTGCTGGATTAGTTCCTGTGCCAGTTGTCCATTGCCCGACGCATACGCTGCGAGAATTTGCTCTTCCAGCAAAATCATCTGATCCTGCAAGCCCGACGTCGCCTCGTTAATAGCCGCTTGTTCCTCGTCACTGAAATTCAGGAATGTGAGCACATGCTTATCAAAATATTGCAGGCCTGCGACCGCCCCATCCTTGAGCGCCACGTTCAGCGATTTAATCAGCTCCGTAAACGTGGAAATTCCCGATGTCGTCAGCGGTTCAAGCGTTTCGGCCAAATCAGCCCATGCTTCTTTCAGATGATTGCTTGCAGTCCGCGCTTTAATAATCTGCTCATTGTTCTGTTCAAAGTTTTTCTTCGTTTCAACCAGTCCGTTGGCGGTCAGATAAGCCAGCGCAACTTGCAGCTTGCCCGTCGGCGTTTCCGCATTCTTCATGGCTTCGTTAAATTCATTGACGTCGTAACCCATGGATTCAATGACCTTTGCGAATTGCCCCGTCGCTTCGCCCTTGCTGATGGTCTCCTGAATACTCTGTGCAAGGCCGTCGAACGTCGTGCCGTCGTATTTAAGGCACGCACCGACGATATTATCAATCGCCGTCGTGATCTCGTCCGTATTCCAGCCCGTTTCAGTCAGAGCCTTCACGCCTGCCATTGCGCTTTCCAGATCGCCGGTGATGCCTGCAACCTCGTTCGCCTGCTCCTGTGCCCATTCGTAATCAAAGCCATTATCCTCAACGGTTTGCTTAAATTTGGCAACGGTCATTCGATAGTCGCGGGTGCTTTCAACCAAGCTGCTTGCGCTCTGGTATACCCCCTGCGCCATATTCCACGCCGACCCGGCGGCCGTGACGAACGACGAACTTTTGATCTCTTCAAGGCTCTGCTTCATCTGCGCGGCCATGCTTTCAAGGCTTTCCTTGGCCTGATCCGCGCCGTCGCCGATGCCGTCCTCCAACTGGCGACCCACGCGCACGCTGTCGCGCCCCAGATCCTGCGCCTCGCGATCGGTCGCATCCAATTCGCGGCGCATCTTTTCCAGCGTCGCCTTGGCGCTGTTGAGCTTGATTTGGTAATCGTCGGTCGCCTTGGCCGTCTCGCCGTATTTCTCGCCTGCGTCCTTCACCGCACCCTCAAGGCTTTTGACAATCTCCTCCTGCTGGGCAATTTCACTCCGGAGGGTTTGGCTCTTGGCCGTCAAAAACGCCTGCTTATCGCTGTTGGTTTCAAACTCAGCGGAAGCGAGCTTCAGCTCGCTGCCCAGCACGCGCAGACCGCGCTGCGCCTCGCTGAGCGCCTTTTTATACTCGCTTTCACCGTCAAGCGCCAGCGTTGTGCGAATTTCTCTCTTGGCCGCCATTTAATCCTCCCATTCGCCCGTGCGCGTACGCCGAATCCCGTGTTGATCGTCGTCATACGCCCGCCGCGCCAAATACAAATCCATAATCAAACCCGGCGCCATGCGCTCGGCTTCCGGCCAGTTTACGCCGGCAATCAGCGCGTAGGACGCACAGCGCCGGGCAGTCAGGCTCGCGCTTCTTTTTTTTTGAGTTTTTCGGCCACCACGTCGATATCCTCGTCGTCG